AGGCTTGACCGAGACGCCCAGGGCCTTGATGGAATTGACAAACGTCGTCTGATCCTCGAATATGTAGTGCAGTGAAAAGTTGTAGCAGACGACGTCAAAGGGGCCGGCGAAGGCGGCGTGACGGATGTCGCCCTGGCCCAGAAACCAGACCGGGAACTTCATCTCGCTGGCGCGGGCCTCGGCCTCGTCGAGAGACTCGGTGTCCGGGTCGATTGCCGCGACGCGGGCCTTGACGGCCTTCCATTTCCACCAGTCGCCCCCCCGGCCGCACCCGCAATCCAGGACGAAAGATCCCGGTTCGACGCAGTCCATTATCAACTTGCGCTTGCAGTCGTTGTGAAGTTTACGAAGAGCGTCCATTTGGCTTAAAAGAAAAGCTCCTTTTACTTTTAAATGGGTTCTCTCGAGCAAGATTACCTGACGGTCCCAGGACAGCTTTTTGCATGCATCTCTTTCGTCGGCCCCGAGCTGCCTCAGAAGAACGAGCAACTGGGCATGAAGATCCGTGGCTGCTTTCCGTCCCGTGACGAGGCGGCCCAGCACGCCAAGCGTCTGCAGAAGGATGACGCACTGGTCGACATCTACGTGGTCGACATGTACAAGTGGCTGCTGATTCCGCCCAAGCGCGACGAGATCGACAACGTCCACTACCAGAATGAGAAGCTCGAGGAGATTATGACCAAGTACCGCGAGAACCAGAGCGCAGCCTCCGCCATGTTCGAGAAGCGCAAGCGCGACATGTTGGCCAAGCCCCAGGATGGCGAGTTCCCGTACATTGAGCCGGGCGATGAGAACAGCAAGTTCTACACCAAGCCGGACGTACCGCCGATTCCCCACCCGGCCGATCTGCTCGAGGATCTGAAGAAGGAGTTCCCGGACAAGACGATGGAGGAGCTGGTTTCCATGGCGGACATCCGCGTGGCGGCCGAGGTCGTGAAGCGCCGCGAGGCGGCCGCGGCTGCTGCCGAGACCCCCAAGCTCGAGGAGGTCAAGGAGGAGGACGAGATCGCCGACCAGTAATTTTCGTTGTTAATTAATAGAATGTTTTTCAAATTATTGGCGATTCTTATCGTCATGTTCTTGCTCTTTATGGCGTACATGCGCTTCCCACCCGCGCCGGCCAGAATATCACAGCCCGTCGCCGCGTATGACAATCAATTTGACGTCTTTAGAGATATGGAGTCCAAGTCACAGACGCGCGAGAATCCGTGGATTGGGTTCCTTCAAGAGGATGTGCAGAAAAACCGCACGGGGCCTATAGGCAATTTTGTCGGCGCCGACTCGAGCTCGGGTCGCGCGCCGCTTTATATGGTAACCTGAGTCAAGGGACGCCCAGTAGGGGCGGTTCTTGCTCCTACGCGGAAGTGGGGTCCACAAGTCCTACGGACTTGGCTACTTGGGCTGAATTACAATAGGGCGCATACTTACCACAATGACGCCGATGACAATTCCCAATAGAAGAATTGCCATCGGATTCGTATTCTTGAAAAAGTCGCCGAGGTCCACCTTCGATCTAGGCTCATCGTGCATCATCATCGGCTGAAAGTTACTTGGCGGCTGGTCCTCCCTTGCCGGCCACTCGCTTTCCGACTGGGGCCGGGCGCTTCTTGACGGGTGCTCTGGGTTTCCGGTCAGGAACGGCAGATTCTCCGCCATCTTCTGTACTATCTGAGTCACTCTCGCTTTTATCTGGCACGACGAACCCATCAAGGTTGCCATCGTCATCGGCATCATCTTCGTCGTCCGAGTCCTCGTCAGAATCATCAAAAGAATCGTCGGTTTGGCCGTCCGACTCGTCGCTATCGTAGTCCTCGGGGGCGTAATCGTCCTCGACCTGCTCGATGGGCTCGTAACGCGTCGGAGCCTTGGATACGCGTCCGGAACGCGTGCGTGTGTCACTGGCCGTGGGATTTAACGGGTCGGTCTCGCAGTTCGGGGGCATTTTCTGGGTAATCCATGATCGATTCGTTTAAGTACTTGGGGAAGAAGTAAATCCCTCGGCTGAGGGCATTCTGATTAATTATGAATTCTCCTTCATAGCCGAGTTCGTCCGCGATGCGATTGAGATCCTCTGCGTGCTGCGCGTCATCCGCGTGCCTGAGCCCGAGCCCGATGTCCCGGACGTTTTCGACCGCGCCGTACAAAGCCCCGGCCGCCTCCTCAAGTTCGGACGTCGAAACCAATCGTTCGAACGTGTGGACGTTGGTCTGGAACCGCTCCCAACTCTCCGGATCGAGGCCCGAGAAGGGATGGACCTTCGCCTCGTACTTTTTGAATCTGACACCCTGACCCATTGGGAAAAATATCCATAACAAAGCCAGAAGAAGGACTACCCACAACAGCAACATCTTCGAGTTGCTCTACTATTGATGGAGGAAGAATAAGTTTTGGACCTTGGAACTCACGACACTCTTCATCGAGGCACTTTTGCGAGATCCGTCCTGAATGGATCGAAAACCAGACGTGGTTCGAATTGTGCTCGCGCTTGATGTTGGCGCACCACTTCGAGTCGGTCTGGGCGAACCATCCGTCATGCTCGTTTCTCTGCACCTTTTTGATATGAGCGCGCCCCTGGCCCTCTAGATACCTCTGGACGAATCTCTCGAGCCCGGCCGTATTCTGTAGAAGTTCGGCCGGTCGCGTGGTTTCGTTCGTCCGGACAGCAAAGAGCGCGAGCGTCTCGACGTTCGGAGCCTTGGAAAACTCTTGGCCGTCGAGAGCCCGCCATGGGACATAAGGATCACCCGCAGGTTTCTTGTGCGACCAAAGCATGCGGAGACCCGAACCGCCATAGACGGACGCATCGATCACTTGGTCCCATGGGCCGTCTCCAAGACTCGTGATGATTTTTGATCTCAAATTAAGAGCCTCGGTCCGAGTCACGATGAGATCCGGCCAATGAATATGGACCCCAGATTTCAAAAGGCCCTCCCCGACCGGTCGGACCCTAGCCCGGGCTATGACGCATCGACCGGGTACGGCTCCTTGAATTATAGAACAAAATTGCAAAAGTTCAGCATCGTCCAATTTCTCAGGAGCCTTGTAGTCGAAGTCCACGAAGAACTTGAAAAGCTCCGTCTTTTGTTCGACGACGTATAATTTAGTTCCAGAATTCACGAGAGATATACATGCCTCGTAAAATTGGAGAGTCTCTTCGGGTGGGACGGACAGGATCCCGCCGTCCATGAGGACGTGGGTTCCGGGCCCGTTCGGGACCCGCCATTTTTCCATTAGGGTTCAAGCGCCTCAGATCTTAAAGTAGTCCGCAACATCTAGGTTTTGAGACGGCGTAAATCTCCTCAGCGATGAGGTGGACGAGTCCCTCATTCATCAACATCCTGAGCTGTCTGAGAACATCCGGATCGAGTACGGATTCGCTCATATGCATAACTTCGCCTAGGACATAAAGCGACTTGGGGTGGTCCGTCCCGGTCAAGTATGTAATTTGTCTTATAATATCTATTGCCGTCGCATTCTGCGAGACGTTCTTGAGGACCGACTTGACGAGTACTGCAGGGTCCATATCTATTACTCGTCATTATCTTCGTCCGACGAGTCGACCGTCAGCCAGGCCCAAAAGGGCTTGGGACGTTTCTGACGCGCCGGGGCATCGGGCTCGACGGCGGGCTCGGGCTTGGCCTCCTGCTCAAGGCGCTCAATTTCATAAAGCAATTTACGCATCGTCATGTCCTGGGCGAGCTGTTTCGGATCCGACCCGTCCTTGAGGAGAGCCGCGAGTTCCGTCGCAAACTCCAGTTTGGATTTGGTCATTTCTAGTAAGTTCGTAGAACTTATTTACCTCTCTGCCGCCGCGTCACAGCCGCTGCGCGACTGGTCCGTCAGCACCGCAAATTGAACGGCGTCTTGTGGGACGTGCTGAGGGCCTGCAGAAATTCAGGATTCCCGATGACGTGCTGGCGAATCATGGGCCAGAGATTGGGGCGTCTGCTGATCTCAGCGAGATTCTCGAATTTACAATCATCATTCTCATCATAATTCTTGCGGAACGGCACCTGGGAACACTCCATCTTCTCCTTTTCGTCCGTGAACCTTCGGACTATGTGCCGATGTTCTATCGAAGTCATTGGGAGATCGAAGACGTACACGTGATAGTGATTTACCACATCGACGCCATCTTCAATGTCCCGAGGTTCGGGAGTGTCCGTCGAAAACTTGAAGTAGGTATAGGTACCGCGCTTCAGGTTTATGACACCACGTGTTTCTTCT